GATGAACAGCAATTCTCAATGGTGCTTGCCCTTGCAGCGGGATATCAAGCACGCGATCAACATCGAACTGGAGGGGTAAGCATGACCACGCCAAACGGCAACATTTTGGCCCTTTTCCACGACGGGCATTACCTCGCAGAAATCCCTGGCGGACTGCGCGCGGCGCATCAGGACGGTCGGCGCGCTGATTTCAAGGCTGGCAGCCAAACCGCGATCGAACTGCAAGCCGCCTACTCAAGCGATTCCATGGAAGACCTGCGCGCCAAGGTCGTCGACGCCATGCTGGCCGCGCGAGGTGAAGCATGACGACGAAGCACACGCCCGGGCCGTGGCGCATCGTGGACCGCGAGATTATGGAAGACGGCAGCGTTTACCCATGCCACATCTTGGGCGGAGCGGCCGACTATCAGGTATGCACGCTGGAATCGCCGCAAATCGCAAAGCTTGGCGCCGAGCAACCGCACCGGTTCCCCGGCCTGAATGGAGTTCTTGGCCCTAACGCCAACCTGATTGCAGCGGCGCCCGAGATTTTCAAGGCGCTGGACGATCTATTCACCGACATGCTGATCGCCCAGGGGAACATGCGGGATGCAGCGAAGCACGATCACCGGTGGGAAGGCTGCGCAGAAGAAATTCAGCCGCGCATTGACGCCGCCCGTGCCGCTCTGGCTAAAGCAAAGGGACAAGCCCAATGATCCGCCTCCTGCGCAAGCTACTCCAAACCGATGCCCACACCGCCGTGGGCATTTTTTCGATCATCTGCGCCATCGTCGGCGTGCTGGGAAGTCAGCAGCAGGCAGACCAAGCTTCTAACGAACGCTGGGCGAAGGATGGCGGCACCAAGTACGCAGCGAAGGAATAACTATGACTGAGAAGACCCACTACAGGAAGGCTTTTGACAGCCCGTACCTGAGCAGCGCCGATATCGTCGAGCCGACCGTTTTGACGGTTTCCCGTGTCTCGCTTGAGATTGATCGGACCAAAAAGACGAAGGACATGTTTAACACTGCTCACTTCGTCGAAAAGGAGCTGCGACCAGGCGAGAAGCTGAAACCGATGATCCTGAACGCGTCAAACAGCAAGACTATGAAGGGCCTGACCGGCTCGGCATTCATCGACGACTGGCAAAACATCCGCATCACTGTCTACGTGGACCACAACGTCCGGTTCGGAAAGGAGACGGTCGAAGGCCTGCGTATTAGCCCACACGCTCCAGAGCGCAAGTACCTGACGCCGAACCAAACGAAGGCCTGGGAAAACGCCAAGTCAGCATACAAGCGTGACGGCAGCCTGGACGCGGTACTGGCTCGGGTCGGCATGTCAGAAGAGCATCAGGCCCAACTCATCGAAGAGTGCGAGGCCGGGGAGCCTGCAAATGCAGTTTCATGACGTTCAGCAGAACACTGATGAATGGCAGGCGTTGCGGTTGGGGAAGGCGACCGCCTCAAACTTCGGCTGCATCATGGCGAACTACGGCAAAGCCTTCGGCGACCCGGCCAAGCGCTACGCCCTGCAACTCGCCCTGGAACTGGCTACGGGCAAGAAAGCCGAATACAGCTTCAACAACGAGCACATGGAGCGCGGCCACGAACAGGAGCCAGTCGCCCGCATGCTCTATGAGGAAGAATACTTCGTAGACGTCAGCAACGGCGGCTTCTTCTGCCATGACACCTACGGCGACTCACCGGACGGCTTGGTAAACGATGACGGAGGGGTAGAAATCAAGTCCGTCATTGCCAGCACTCATTACGCAACCTTGACCCGCGGCGATTTCGACCCCGCCTACCGATGGCAACTAATCGGCCATCTGGACTGCACGGGGCGAGACTGGTTCGACTTCGTTAGCTACTGCTCAGACTTCCCGGAAGACAAGCGACTGCTGGTCTATCGGCTATGGGCAAAAGACTACCAGGAGGAAATTGAACGGCTTCGCATCCGCCGTGCTGAATTCATCGAACTGGTCCAACAAACCTTTCAAAAGATCCGCAGCTAGGAGCGGTTATGAACGGCATCGATTTCATCGTGCGGGATCGCTCCGGATGGGAGCCGAACATTCCGCCTCCGGCCCCCTTCTTGCACCCAGAGTTCGAAGCGCCCGTACCGCCTCCCAAGGGCCAGCCACTGAATCACGACCATATCGATTACATCCTCGCCATGCGGGGAACACTGACCGTCTATGAACTGGCTGAGTACTTCCATCTATCTCGGGGGACGATCAGCAACATCTGGAGTGGTAGCCCTACGGCGGGTAGATCAATAAACCGCCAGTCACCTAACCGCTTCCGTCCCGCCGCCTAATCCCCCGCAGCCCCACCTTACCCCGCAGTCTGGCCGGGGCTGCCCTTCTATTGCCTGGAGATCCCATGCGCCACACCGATAAATGGTTCCCCGCCGAGGACGATGAAACTCCAGGAGGTCTTAACCCTATTGCATGTGCCTTGGCTGCTTTTGCTGTGTACGTCGCCCTGGCGGTCATCTGGATATTCCGAGCCGAGATTTGGAGCTGAGAGCATGAACACGAACAAAGATTGGAAGATGGTGCCCAAACGCGCGACGAAGGCCATGCAAGACGCCTGGGATACTGCACCCTTCAACGACGACACCGACGTCGAGTTTCATGGTGCCTACGCTGCCATGATCGCCGCTGCACCTGCCAGCGCAGAGCCCGAACGGGATTGGGAACTGACCTGCGAAGACTGCGATGGCTACGGCTTCGTCTATGTCGAGCGCCGGGTCGGCATGTGTGCCACCGATTTGCAGACGTTCAAAGAAGAATGCGAATGCTGCGACGGCCGCGGCTTCTTGTTCGCCTTCGAGGACATCCCCGGCATTGCGGGGTACGTCAAATCGTGCCGCCCCGCCTCCACGGTAGCGACTGAGGGGGAGAAGGACGAGCAGGCGGCATTTGAGCGATGGCTAGACCGGACGTGCCCATCAGGAGACGTGGAAGCGGTGCAGCGGCAATGGGAGGCCAGCAGCGACTATGCCGACCTCCACGCTCCCGCTGCTGGCGATGCGCTGCCGCCTCTTGATGACGACCTCATCGAGATACTGGGGCGGCCCAATTTCGCGTGCGTAGAGTTGGCAACGCTGCTCAGGGCTGGCGGTCACTCCATCAAGAACAAGGCTGAGCACGAGCAAGCGGCGGTGATCCATTTCTTGCTCGGGCATTACCTGAAACACGGAGCCGCCTGGCACGAGCATGTCGGCGCGGCGTTCGAAGCCATTGCCCAGCAGTCCCAGCAGCGCAAAGGGGATGAAGCATGAAGCGCATGACTCTCGAAGAGTTTCAGGCCGCGTGCATGGCCCAAGCCAGCCGCAGCGAGCTGACCACGGTGAAGTGCCCCATGTGCGGCACCTTGCAGAACGCGCTTGACTTCATCGCGGCCGGCGCTGGCAAGGATTGGGACGATGTGAGCCGCTATATCGGTTTCTCCTGCGTCGGGCGTTTCACTGGCGCCGGGTCGCCTCGAAAGGAGCCAGACGGCCAACCCTGCAACTGGAGCCTGGGCGGCCTATTCAAGACCCACCGGATGGTGGTGGTCACGCCCGACGGCAAAGAACACCCCCATTTCGAGCTTGCCAGCCCGGAGGAAGCTACGGCGCATCACGACGCCCAGCAGTCCCAGCGGAAGGAGGCGTGATGGGTGACATGGGAGATTTCTGGCGCGACGTGAAGCCAGCCCTCAAGGAACGCAGCCAGCAGAAGCGAGCCGACAACCGCGAGCAGTCTGCGCGGTCGCTGGCAGACGCCGGCATCCAATTCGTGAGCCGGAACGCCGGTGCGCATTTGATCGTGACCGGCGCCAACGGCCACACCTACGACTTCTGGCCTGGCACCGGCCTATGGCGCATGCGCGGCAGCACCAAGGACCATCGCGGCGTGCGTAGCCTGATCCGCGCCGCCCAGCCCACCACCAAGGAAAGCCATGACTGAGAACAACGCCGCCCAGCCCGTGCTGACGGATGACGAAATCCGAGACATCGAGTCCCGTGCCGAATTTTCGTGGCACGTCCCCCGCGCCATTGAGAGGGCTGTGCTGTCCAAGCTGCGCGCGGAGGGCGTGCAGGCGGGCGATGAGGAAGAGGCGTTCGAGGCGTGGCTATACCTTGGACAAACCCAGTTCGAGCCTAGCGATTTGAACAAGGACGCTATCAGCCTCGCGCAACTTGCCTATTCGGCAGGCCGCGCCGCCCTGGCAAGCGCCCCTGTAGCCGATGAGCGGGCGGCGCAGGGGTATGGCAGCCCGGCAGACGTGGCCCAGCGCATTGAGCAGTACCTGTACCACGATGGCCGGAAGAACTCGGCCACGCAGCTGCTGTACGAAGCCATGAAGGCGCTGCGCCGCCCCGCTCCCGCTGCTGGCGATGCGCTGGACCGAGATCAGCAGCGCTT